AAATTAACCAAAACAATAATATGATTGATTATAAAGAAATATTTGACGCTTGGAAAATATCATTTAACCCAACCCTAATACAGGAAGAGTTGGCCGGAAAAAGATTTAATGTTTGTTTAGGGTGTGATTATAGAAAAGAAGTTTTAAAAGGTGTAAAATGGTCGGCATATTGTGGTGATTGTGGTTGCCCCATAAATAAAAAGATTTTTTCTAAAATTTTTAATCCGTGTACACAAAAAAAATGGAAAGATATAGATTCCGAATATATGACACCAATTTATGATAAAGATAAAAATACATTAATATAAATATATATGTATATATAAAATTTAACCTACATTTTTAAAATTTTAATGTTTATATTTATATTTATAAGATAAGAATAAAAACTTTTATGAAAGCAACAATAATCGGTAGTGATTTACTACAAACAGGTGATTCTGTTAAATTTTTAGAAATAAACACAAATACCACCATTTATAATGAAGGTGCAGATTTATTGGATTATACGTCATTATTTGATGTATTAAATACCAATAACATTACCGAATTTCATTTTATATGGACAGAAGGGGATGCTTACAAACCTCTAATAGAACAATTTAGGTTTAAAAACATATTAGAACAAAAGTGTACCGAAAATAACATCTCATTTACTGATTATATAGTAACAGTCGGGTCTGTTACCGTACCATATGTTGAAGATGCCGATAATAAGTTTATTTTAAGACAGGCTTTTGATACTACCGCTTTAGTGGATGAAACATATTGTGCCGATAAATTTGAGTTTTTCTCTCTTATGTCAGAATCTCAATATATACCAAAAACACACTTTACATCGGATACTTTATCTTTAAATTCGTTGGACGGTGTTGATTTTGATACTACAACAAACCCAAATGTTTTAATTAAGGCTAGATACCCAAGTTATGATGTTATGACACACCCTGAATTATATAGGGTTTCAAATAGTTCGGAATTAACTATATTAAAAAGTGGAGTGGAATCAAACCATATGGCTCAAGAATTTGTATTTTCTGAAAGTAATTTAGTAGATGGAAGATACTCGATTATAAGAAGTATCGATATCATATATGGTTCATCATTAGATGTCATTAATATGGGTGGATATACACAATCGGCAATGATACCATTATCGTTTGCGTCGGATGAATTTGTTACCGGTACAAATAAATTAAATCAAAAAAGTAGATATAAATATATCACTAAGGAATTAGGTAACTACGCTAAGAATGACTATCACACCGATGATGATAGTGTTATTTTAAATTTTAATGGTACATTAAAAGATGTGACCACCATACAAATAGGTGATTTAGTTCGTAGTATTGATTTTGTCGATTTTAACGATAACCACGGAGCATATTTTGAACAAAATAAAATTGAAACATTTGGTTGGGACAGTACACTACAACAATCTAACGATACATTAATACAAACAGGAACAACATTGGATAATATGGTTTCTTCTCAAGTGGATACCATATTTATAAAAATAACATTAGAGGATGGTCGAACTTGGACAGATGCACCGTCTTGTACATATTACATTGAAGAATCTGGATCAACGGCAACAAGATTTGAAAAGGTTAATAAATTATATGTTGGGGATAAGTTGGTAATTACCGATAGTAATACTAACGAATTAACGACTGTTGCAATTACAGGTTTAGAAATGGAACACGCTCAGAAAACTATCTATGGTTTTGATTTTGAACCATCTGATTTATTCTTAGTAGATTTTGGTGAAGGTGATTTTGGTGTAATGCATAATTCGTGTTGGTGCCCTTATAGTTATTGTGGGAATTGGTGTCGAGAAGCTTGGTGTGCAAGTTGTGATTCTCCTGGACCACCACCCCCAAAATTATAAATAAATAAATAAATAAATTAAAATAAAAATATTATGGCAGTAAAAGTAAGAACAGAAAGACCCCCACAAACAATTAAACCAATTATTGCATCATTATCTAACGATTTAAAGGTTAAAGTGTCAACCGCGTTTCAATCAGTGGTAAGTGCAATCAAAGTTAAACACTTGGGGGAATAAGATAATGTTTTATGAAATTATTCACATATGGGGATAGTTGGACTGAGGGGGTTGGTGGAAATATTGAAGATGAATATACTACTGATAGCCCAGAACAAAGGACAATAATAAGACAAAAATATTGTTGGCCAAAACACTTATCAGACCTACTTGAATGTGAAGTTAAAAATAATGGTGTTGGAGCATTCTCTAATAATGCAATATTTAATTCAATTTGTTATCAATTAAAAAACGAAATCGTCACTCAAGACGATTTCGTTGTTATTATGTGGTCATCATCTTTAAGGGATGAACTACCTTTTTTCCCAAATGAAACAAGTTTTCACATTTGGGGTAAGAGATACACAAGTAAACAACACCTTTTAAAATATATTTTGGACGGGTTTAATGGTGACAATTCAAAGTATAATAGAGCCGAGAAAAATTTTAGAGATTATTATATTAGTAATTTATTTAATGACACTTACTATGATATAGTGAATCAAAACTACATATTACACCTTCAATTTATGTTTAAAGAATTGGGAATTAGATATCTTTTTTGCGATGCGTTTGATGTTATGATTAATAAAAATATTTATGAGTTAGTTGATAAAACTCATTTAATAGATGGTGATAGATATTGGGGGTATCGAAATAAAACAATGGCAAATTTATTAATTGATACCAATAGAAAAGATGTATGGGAAGATAATACTAATTGGAAAAATACTACGGCGGGTAAGCACCCAAGTAGTAATGGTTATAAATTAATAGCAAATGAATTATATAAATTTATAAATGAAGGTAATTTATTAGTATATAATAAATCAAAAAATTCGCATCTATTATGAACTATGCTATAAATAATAATTTTTGTGATAAAGAGGAAGCTAAATCTATAATTGATTTTTGTATTAAAAATGGAGAACCCTTTTCTTATAATCCAAATGAGCAATGGGATTGTAGAAGAATGTATGATGACGAATTTAAAAAAAAGATAATTAAAGCATTAACTAACAACTATAAAAACGGAAATTTTAAATTGTGGTTCGACTATTCTACATTTAATCTAAAAAACTTTAATATTAGTCTGACCTCATATTACGATGGTAGATATCTCAACTTACATAAAGATAAATCAAGTGAATTAACTACTGTAATTGTTCTTTCTGATAATTTTGAAGGAGGACAATTTGTATTAACTGAACAAAATAACCCACCATTTCATTTTGAAACATTAGAGGGATTAACTATTTGTGATTTAAAATTAGGGGATTGTATTTCATTTAATGGATTGTCAACTTATCACGGAGTGTTACCGGTAACAAATGGAACGAGGTATGCCTTGAATATTTGGATGACAGAAACTGATTTTGATTACCCTAAATTAAAATCTAATAAAACTGTTATATAATGTTAACTAAAAAAAATAATATATACGTTTGCGGTGATAGTTTCGTAGATTGGGATTTACCCGAAATACATTGGACGGATTATTTATCTAACCATTATAATGTTATTAAATTGGGAAAATTTGGTTCCGATAATAATTCCATATTATACCAAACGGGAAATATACCAAATTATGTGGAGGGTGATAGAATAGTCATAGTCTTTACTGCACCGGGTAGATTCCCACGAAGATATTTTGGAGAAAGAGATACAAATCACAACTTAAAATATTTAAATTGGGAATGGTATAGTGATAAATCGTTTGCGAAAAAACTATTAGAATTAAGAGTCAAAGAAACTGAAAGTTGGTATAATGGAGATAGAGACGCGGAAATTTTATTTATTAAAAAATTAAAACATTTTTATAAAAATTATGAACCAATCTTTGTGACGTGGAATGATGATTTTTATGAAAAAACAAAAGAGTTTGTTGAATTAATAAAAGTAACTTCTATTGCGGATGAGGGTGGAGACGTAATAGATTGGCATCCAGGTACAAGAGGTTGTTATGATTTTTATCTTAAATTACATAAATTTTTAAATGTGAACGAACCAATTATAGAATTTAAAAATAATACAAATAAACTTATATGAAACTATCAATCGATGATTTGGTTTTTTTAAAATCTGAATTAAATAATACTCGAATAATGAATGAAGAGGAT